GCATAGGGAATAGGGCAGGAGATGAATTTGACGCAGAAAATTATAACATTTTTATTGGCGAAGATGCAGGAGGAGGAGCAATAAATGGTGCAGATAAATGTATTGCGATAGGTAAATCTGCATTAGATGGAGTAATTACTCAAGATGGAACGATTGCGATTGGGCATGATGCTTTAGGAGCATTAACAGGTGGTTCTGGTTGTACAGCAGTAGGATTTGAAAGTATAGATGCTAATGATACTGGAATTGGTCATACTGCTTTTGGTTATCAGTCACTATCTGCTCAATCTGGAACAACACATGGGACAACAGCAATAGGGTATAAGGCATTACATCAAAATAATTATGGTGGTACTAATGAATATTCAATAGCTGTAGGATTTGAGGCTGGAGATAATCAGACAGGTGGTTTTTATAACACTTTTTTAGGAGCAAGTACAACTGCGGCTGGAAACGCAACTGCTGAAAATCAAATAGTAATTGGTTATCATGCTGCTGGAATTGGTAATAATTATGCAGTAATAGGTAATGATGCTATTGAAAGAGTTTATGCCGCAGATGATGTTGGTGCTACACTTTATGCTGGTAGCGCAACTGTCTCAACTTCAGATAGGCGAATAAAAGAAAATATAGAAAATTCTACTTTAGGTATTTCATTTATAAATCAATTAGTTCCCATTACATACAAAAAAAGACAACCTAAAGATTATGATGACACTTTAAAAGCTACTCTTCCATGGCATAAAAACAAGAAAGATTCAGAGTTAAGAGTTTTAGATGACGAGCAAAAAAACAAATGTAGATTTGGATTTATTGCTCAAGATGTTGAAAAAATATTAACAGATATGAATATTGATGCAAATAATGATATTGTTGATAATGATAACGATACTGGTCAATATAGTTTAGCGTACTCTAAAATAATTGTACCATTAGTAAAAGCAGTACAAGAATTATCTGCAAAAGTAACAGAATTAGAAAACAAATAAGGAGTCTTAAATGAATTGGGCAAAATACGCTGATAAGAAAGGTAAGACAGCCGATTTTAAAAGCAAAGAAAGAGTGGTGCAAAAAGCTGTTAGCGAAGTTAAAGACGATGATGGTAAAGTTGTACACAAGGCAGTCGCAGAAAAAAAAGAAGCATACATTGCTCTTGTAGAAAAGAGATGGGATGCTGAAAGTGGTGAAGCATTAGCTGATAGTGAAAGAGAATATTCTTTATCAGAATTAGAATCTAAAAAAGCTATATATGATGTTGAAATGGCAACTGCAAAAGCACAATCAGATGGATTAAAAACTGCAATCGCTGATTTCAAAAAACTTTAATTAACATAACAAGGAGTTACTAATGGCAAAAAAAGAAAAAGAAATGCCTAAAGACAACATAATCACTCTTTTTGACAAAGAGTATAAGGAATCAGAGTTATCTGATGAACAGAAACTAATGATTAATCATGCGGCTGATTTGGATAGAAAAATTCAATCTTCTGAATTTAACCTTCAACAGTTACGTTTCGGAAAACAGGCTTTTGCAGATGCTTTAAAAGTTAGTCTTGATAAAGATGAACAAGAGAATAAAAAAGAGAAGTAATGGTGATTTTGTGGTCATGCATGAAAAAAACTGCATTAGTACATCTTATAATATTCCTATTCGGTATGTTTATGTTGACTAATTGTTCAACAGGTTGGTCTGTGGGGGGATATGAGTTATTCCCTCAGGACACTACAAACAATACTGTTTTTACAGAAATTGTTTCTTACGATTCTACAGTCCATTGGTATTCACAAAAAATATTTGATGGTGATAATTGGTGTTTTAAACACAGTGAATGGGAAGACGTAAGGATTTACTAATGAGGATGGTGATTTGAGTGGGAAACCAGATACAGCCAGAAGTTATCGTGCTACTGTTCTTGATGATAACGCCATTGTTTCTATTAATCTTAAGTGGCTTGGTCAAATTGCAGTACTTATCGGAATGTTGGTCTACGGTTATTGGCAAGTTGAAAGTAGGATTAGACGACTTGAAGATAGCGTTCTTACTCAAACTGAACAAATTGGGAGCTTACTTGATAAGCATATCGTGGAAGAACGGATTGAGAGACAAGAGCTGGCAGAGAAAGTAGCTTTTTACGAAAAAGAATTTAATATTAACCCATTGAGTTGGGGGAAAAAGAAGAAAAGCAAATGAGTGAACAACAAGAGTCATTAAAAAGAGAACAGGCTCTTGTAATGCTTGCTAGAAATCAAGGAAATAGTAAAGCAACTAAGCGGATTATTAAACAGTTTTTAAAGTGTATTAAGGGATAGTATGAATTTTTTAGAAATATACGGCGAAGCTGGAATGATAGGAGTTGTTGGGGCGATGTTTGTATATTTAGTTGTATCCTTAAGTAATAAATCAGCTAAACAGCAAGAAACTTTAGAGAATTTAAAAGTGGAAAACAAAGGTCAATCGGAAACTTTAGAAAATATGGAAGGAATGATTATAAAATTAATTAATAGATGGAATCAATCAGATGACAAACTAGATAGAAAATTTGATGCATTGACCAAAGAAATAAACGATTTAGATAATCAAGTGTCTCGAATAGATGGGTCACTATCAAGAATAAATGGAAAACACTAATGGATAGTTTGAAAGTAACTTCAATTAGCTTTGCTAACTATGGAGTATATCTAGCGGAGATAAATTTATTATTGCAATGTGTTGTTGCGGTAATGAGTATCATATACTTAGCAATTAAAATCAAAAGGAAATACTAATGGATATTAAATCAATGTTAGTTAAGATAGCGGAAGAGCAAGCTGAGAAGATGCAAGATGACGTAATGAGTCATTTAGCATCGGATGAGTTTACTGAAATGTTAGCAACAAAAATAAATGAACGTGTCAATCTTCCTTGGATCAATGAAGAAAAAGAGCAAGAGCTTTTTGAGAAACTTGTTGATGTAATGACAGATATGTTAGAAGGCGTTTTTAAAGGAAAATAATATGAAAAGTATAATGACAGGATTAATTATAGTAGCTTTGTCAAGTTCTGTATATCCAGAATACCACGAAGCAGAAAGATATTCAAACAGCGAGATTAAGAAAAAGAAAAAAAAGAAGAAGAAGCTGGCAGAAAAAGGTAAAAAGAAAAAGAAAGGGTTTTTTTCAAAAGCATTTGGTTCTAAATAATGCCTAAGCAGTTCTACACAATACGGGATTGGTCGGGAGGCATGAACAATCGTAAAGACCCTAGAGACTTACGAGAAAATGAATATTCTTTTATTGAGAATATGTCAATAGATGCATTAGGAAAGATAAAAACTATAGGCGGTTTATATGATAAAAACGCTGACTCTGATGGAGATACTAGTTCTACTCCACTTACAGAGCATTTTGTTACCAGAACGGCAAACATAACAGGTGGAGGAGGCTATGGTTTATATTACTTTGAATCTGATCATAGTAAAAACGCAGATCAAACGATTACAGAAACAAAAAGCGGAACAGCTTTAGCAATCGGAACAAGTAATGGTAATATTAGTTTTGTTCGTGTCCAAACGACTCCTGACGTACCTGCTGATATTCCTGATTTGCCCGGATAAAGTAAGTTAGAGATGTCTACTCCTTCGTCAAGTTATATGCTATTAAAAGGTGGTACAGATAATGGAAATAGTACCATTTATACTGCTGATGATTCTGCTACTCAAAACCTTATTAAGATTGGTGACATTATCAAAGTTACTGGAACTGCTAATAATAACGGTATTTACACGGTAATAGATATTACTACAGATGGTACTGCTTTAGGTAGTACAGGGGATGTGTATTACTCGCTAAAGGGTTCTGCGTTGACAAATGAAAGCTCTGCTGGTAGCACTGATCCGGAAATAGAAGTTATTAGAGAGCCCGGTGATAAGTTACTTGCTTTGGGAGACGTAGATAGTGCAAGTAATATTGATGTGTGGTCTAATAATTCAGCTACGGATTACTCCAATAACAGCTCAGGAGATGATGATGGCGGCTGGACAACTGAGGCTGTTCATGTTACAAAGACGGGTGATGATGCACAGTATATTTATTATTTTGTAGACGAAGCGGTTAGAATTTGCAACATAAATGAGTTAAATAATTCTCACATTATGTGGTATGGATATATTCAGCGACAGCAGTTTGGTTCTTCAGGGACTCCGGGTATGACTTTTTCTGGTTGGCAAGCTTTTAGAAATTTTTTATACCCACCAAAAACTGCTCACGATATCTTTTCTTATTGCTATGTAAATTCTACTGATACAGGCGGTA